TAGACCTCTGGTTATTTCTCCGCCCCCTCCTGCGCCATGATGAAAAAATAGTGTTTTAGATACCCTATGTTTTGGATTTTCAATTAGGCCCAATTGTACAAAACCCCAGTACTTTCCAAGAAGTACTGAGGACTTGTTGCGCTTCAGGCCTGATACGAATCGAGCGCAAACATCCGTATCATGGTACTTCTCCCAGGATGTTTCATGGTTGCCCTTGGATACCATTGCCAGAATATCTACATAAGGGGTGAACCAGTCAATTGCATCATCAATTACTGTGTCAATGTAGTTGTCGGTTTGGTGTTCTGGTCGAAGGGATTTAGCTGATTTCCGCTTGTCGAATTTGCCCTGCATAATATCAAATGTATCGCCAACCAGGATTACGGGAGTTCCTGTTTCCAATGCCTCATCTAGATCGCGCTTGAGTAGATCTCGATTACATTGGGCTGAATCCCAATGCAGATCAGATAAGAGCATAACCCGTTTTCTGTCGTTATTTTTTAACCCTGAAAAGTCTAAGCGGTAGGCATGAGGATCAGTTTGACGAATTGACCAATCCATTAGACTCTCCAGTAAGGAAAAGATAACCGGGGCAACCACTCCATGACGCTGTTCATCTTCTGGAGTGGCATGAGGCGTGTCAGGAAACAGCAAAAACAACCCCGCCTTGCCCCGGATATTTCGGTTGGACCACCTAGAATTGACTTGGCTTTACAACGAAGTAACCTTCCACGGCGGAAGAAAATGCCCCAGTACCTTGCCAGCGATACCAGTACCTTCCACTCTGACTAATTGCATAATCAAAGTAGTAGTTTCCAACTGATTCCTTAAGAACTGTAGATGGGTATGATTGAGTTGATTCAACACCATCAGGAGTCTTTATTAGTAGGTCAATGCCAGTAGGATCGACGGTAGCGAAATTAATCGCATCACAGAAGTTCACGCTTAACCTGACTGAGTCACCTATATCGTATGACATAATTGCCTCAGTTTATAGGTCTTGCGAATTCGACGGCTCGCGGATTATTTACTTTTTTGACATAAGATGTAGCAATTGTCAATCTTTTTAACCTGGCGCGCGCCCAGCCTGGTGGATTGAATGCTTTGGCTGAACCGTCTTGATGGACGATAGCCACAAAAGTCATGTCGCTGTTGGCTACAGCTGATCCAAAAGCCGATCCTGCAACAGGCTGGATTGTTATTGAGCCGATTGATCCAGATGTTGTAGCCGATCCAGAACCAGATCCATCCTGCTTTACGATTACGATTGAATTACTTAAGCCAGATGCTAAAGCAGAACCAGTAGCCGTTCCACTCTGGACAGTTGATATGGTGATTGTATTGGACAATCCTGAAGCAGAAGCGGAACCTGAACCAGAACCTAATTGCTTGGAGATTACTAGGCTATTCGATGCACCGGAAGCAGCTGCTGTACCAGTAGCAGAACCAAGCTGCTTGGATATTACGATGGAATTTGATTGACCAGATGCTCCACCGCTCCCCGTAGCTGACCCTGCTTGAGAAGCAATTACAATGTTTCTTGATTGACCAGAAGCGGATGCTCCACCTACAGCCGATCCATTCAATTTTACAATAGTTATAGACACGAATGATCCACTAGCCGATGCGGTGAAGAATCCACCGTAGCTTATTGGTGCATCGGCTAATGGATAACCGCCAAACATATTAGGCCCAACGCTGCTGCGGTTGAGTAGGATCTTCTGGATTACGCTCAACAATAAACGGCTGAATCTCAGGAGGAATAACCATGTCCACTAGCGAGCGCACCATCACCCAGTATTGATTATCAGCTACCAGATTAGGAACCTGCTCACCGTTCGGTCCTTCGCTTGTCGTTCCGTCTGGATAGTAATGCACACCTATTACGCAAATGGCTAGTGTTAGCGTTGCTTGCGTGGTGCTGAACTCACCCGTTTCAGGATCACGGGTCGTGTAGCCAAGCTGCTCACCGATTAGCCCCGCTTGCTCTTGCGATTGGAACTTTAGAAGTAGGTCGATCATGTTGATAGCACCTGTAGTGTGGCGTTCGGAATGCGGACTGGGTAGTAGCGTAGGCGGGCGATATGGCCATTGTGATATTCGCCATAAGCTGGAAAGTTTCCAATAGCTAGTGATGTTGGCGATGGAAGCGATCCAACCGCATCAGTCAACACGGCAGCACCATTGAAAGAACAGGCGAAGTCGTTGGACTTATAGCAACCAGCAGAGCGAAATAAAGTTCCGGCAGTAGGCATTGTCGCAGTTAATCTAGCCTGCTGTACATTGGAATTATAGACATCGAAATAGATACCTAAGCCTGTGCTTCGCCTTTGACCGATCCAACTACTTCCGCTTTGATGTGCTAAATATAAAGAGCTTTGATATTCATTTTCCGATATAACATCAAACTCAACCGCAAAACTTCCTTCACTCTGATTATAAAACCCACTAAAATCCGTCCCAGTAATCTGACATACATCTGCCGATCTTGTCACCGCTGCTGTGGTGGTGGGGATGTAGCTAGTGGGGAATGCGCCAAGCTCCATCTGAAAGCCTGCTGCCAGCATGGATTCTGTGCCAGTGTTCAGAAACTGCGGCATGGAGAATGACCATGTTGGCGTAGCGGAATTACTCAGGCCGACATTGCCGGTAATATTTGTTCCGGTGCTGGTCATCGTTACAGTAATTCGATACCATCCAGATCCACAATTGATAATTGTGTAACCTGTTCCGGTCGGAGTACCTTGAGAATCAGTATGCGTGACTGCGCCTGTATCGAAGTCGAAGTTCACGCCGTAACGTCTGATGCCGTTGTCGTTGATGCCGACAGCGGCATACCTGTTGTTCGTCTTCTTGATGAACGTGCTAAATGAGTAAGTGCCAGCGGCGGCGGTAACAGTTTGGTAGATTAGGTGTCGATTCGTGTCCAAAATGCTTGCTGTTATCAAAGCGGCGGTCTGCGTACCATCGACGAATATGCCAGAGTTCGGAGTAGTCGTGACCGCAAGTTTCGTCCACGATACGTTGCTTGCGTCTTGGCTTTGCAGAATTATATTCGTCCTCTGCTCCTCAATCAACAACCCTTTAGACACCCAGCTAGACCCGTTGTAGACATGATTGAAACGGGGAGCGTTAATCGCTGCTGTGGTTAGTACCCCAGACGCATTGAAATAAGTGCCCGTGCTTGCTCGACTATATGAAGGAGTCGGCCCAGTATACGCCGTAAGTGATTTATCCGCAGCAAACAACAGATCCAATGTCGGAGCGTATCCAGTCGAATCGACCCAATAGAACGATGGCGTACCGCTAATTTGCTTGCTCTTGAGCGTGTATTCCGCACCATCATTAGGCGCAGATTTAATTAGATTAACTGCTCCAGAAACGGCAGTAGTTCCACCAGTACCACCATTAGCCACAGGTAGCGGATTAGGGACGCTTACATTGATATTGGTGTAGCCATTCGTAACAGTAGCGTTACCGCTTCCCGTGATGGATTTGTAGACGAGATTGTTGATTCCACCGCTTAGTTGGACGAGAGTTTGATTAGCAAGGCGAGTGTTGAAGTAGCGTAGGCGGGCGATGTGGCCGTTGTGAAATAAACTACTAACATTGTTGCCAATGTTCATCAAAATTGGACTTGATACAACGGTTCCAGAAGTGTCTGTTAATACTGCTGCACCGTTTCTGGACGCTGCAAAATCGTTTATTTTGTACGCCATTGCAATGCTGCTTGGACTGACTACTGATCCGAAGTCAACCCCAGCATTTGTCCCAAGTTCTATAGTTGTTCCTGCTGATCGGTTGTCTAATACAATCCCGCTAGTGTAGCCACTATTCCAAACTGTTAGAGGTCTTTGAATTGCAGACCCTAACGCCGTTGTAGCCATGTCGTATTCAATAGCAATCGATCCTACACTCTGATTATAAAACCCGCTAAAATCACCACCAGTAATCTGACATACATCTGCTGAGCGTACTACTGAGGTTGCAACTGTTGGAATATAGCTGGTGGGGAATGAACCTGCTTCAACTTGTGCGCCCCAGAAATAGGCACCGCTAGTTCCGTCTCCTGAATATGTTTCATTTTCAATATTATTTGCAAGGATTAATTGAATATGTTCGCCTAAACCACCAGCATAAGATGGACCTGTTACAGATAATCTGTACCAACCATTGCCAACTGGCGTGATGGATGTAGACGCTGGTGATCCAAAAGCAGTTGATCCAACTGTTCCAGTCTGAAGGTTGAAATACTTTCTTCCAGTAGCAGCTCCGCCAAAACTTACGATGTACCTTTCTTTTGCTTTTGCGTAAACACTTACCGTGTATGTTCCAGATGAAATAGAAAGATTTTGTCTGTGATAATGAACATCATTAAAAGAGCCCTCGACAATTAGCGAAGCATTGATAGTTCCATCTGGCGAGGAAATTGAATTGGTCGTACAAGTCGCCCTATAAGAAGTCCAAGTTGTATTTGTCACATTGGATTGCAAACAGAGATTCGTCCGCTGCTCTTCAATCAACAGCCCCTTACTAACCCACACTCCATTTTCAAGCACATGGTCAAATCGAGGTTCATTCACAGCAGCAGAAGTCAACACGCCAGACGAGTTGGTAACTGTTCCAGTCGATGCCCGGCTGAACGATGGCGTTGGTCCGTATCGAGCAGTCAGCGTCTTATCCGCAGAGAATGCCAAATCAAGCTGCGGTTGAGGCCCGTCATTCACGGCGACAACTGAAGTTGATGATCCAACTGAAGTGAACAGTTCATTATCGACTATGCGCTCTAAATAACGAGCGGATGCCGTCAGGAATACTTCCTTATTTCCTGCTCCAAATGTGACAATTGCCCCTGAATTACTGCTGGCATGAACTGTTGTTCTTGTCAGCGTATTTGTAGCAGAATAGGTTCCTAATCCAGTCTCCCATTCACCGCTAGTTTGATTGCTAATTCCATAAAAGAAAGTATCTCCCACAACGCATACGGACGCAAAGGTCCGATACCCTGTAGCAGCACCGGCAAGAGAAAATGTTCCATTGCCGGTGCTTGTGGATGTTTCCTTGACCCTATCAGATTTAATCAATGCCATTGGTGGTCACCCTAAATTAGCTTGGGTTTGTCAGACTCAATGGAGTGGACACGGTTACGGCAAAAGTGCCGTTTGTTGATGTAATGTTTGACAAGAAATCGACATAGCCAACAAGCTCGTCAGCTGTAGCAAGACCGCCTCTTGACTTATAAATCACACCAGCCCTTGCGGTGATCGTAGCACTTGTCCAAGAGGTGACGGAGAAACTGATCTCAACATCGTTGTTCACATTGTCAGTAGCTGCAACCGTCAAGGCGCAAGCATTACCGCCAGCGGTGTAGCCAACCCCTGTCACTTCATAATCTGTTGGCGATTTAATATCGCTACGCTTTGAGTGTGATTTCGATGCCGTGTAACTTGAGTTAACAAGCATCATTTTGAAAGTGTCGGTATCGCAATCAACTTGCCCGGTTGCTATGTCTCGCATGAACGAATTGTAAACAAGACTTGGCATGATCTGCTCCTAATTACGGCATCCGAAGATGCTGAGTTACAACGCTTAGTTTCTCAACTACTTCTTCCATCTTGTCTATTTTACTATTCATCCTATCTAGGCCAGTTTGTACGCCTTCAAGTATTTCAGCCTGCTTTTCAATCGTTCTAGCCAATGATTTATTCGTTTCTTCAGTTGTATCTAGAAATTTAATATGCCGGTCTTTTAGAGGTAAAACTACATACCAGAAGATGGCAGCTAAACCGGCAGACGCGATTCCGTATTGTTCTGCGAATTTAAGCCATTCCATGCCATAGAGTCCCCAGGTTCTCACACGGTGGATAAAATAGTCTACTAAATATATATATTAATTGGCAATGTCCTTTCCAGAATAATCTTCACAAGTCATGCATTCCTTGTTAATGCCTTCGGATTTGAAGAAAGAGCAGGTTCCATGCAGACCGCATGAGTAATTTGTGCGACTTGCTCAGGTAAATCCCGATGCCAATCTCTCACCCCTGTGGATGCATGGCAGCTTTATTCTTTGCATCTGTTCGTTTGTTATATTTTTAACCAATGCTTTTGAAACAACTGGTCTTCCACCATAGGCCACAACTGGGACTGTTTCTTCCTCCTGTGGAGGCATTGTTCCTTCAAAACCCTCTAGCACAAAGCAATTTGGTTGGCATTCTAAATAACTCCCTGACCTTGGACCTGTTGCTCCAGGTGGCCTGTCTGGATAATAACCACAAGTTCCACTAAGGCAGTACCAACCGGCCCCGGTACTGCATTCTGTATAACAAGCTTCTATGTTTGCAAAGGGCCCGGCAGACGGACTTGTTGGCGTATAACCAGTCCAGTATTCAAAACAAGCAAAATCAACACACCAGAACTGTGTTGGGCAGGCAGAATTACAAGCTGCCTCCGTAAGGTAATAGGTGTAACCATTCATTATTGCACTAGACCTGGTTATCGTCCCACAGCCCAAATCTGAACAATGCCAAACCATCTGGGCAGTTTCTGTGCAAGCTGCTGAACAAGCCCCTAGAGTTGCATACGGTCCAGTAGCCGATGCATCTGGACTAGTGGCGTTTTGAACACAATTGCCATACAAGCACCAGTAATCACCTGATGGAGGCGCAGGTTCGCATGATGCAGCTTGGCATAAGACTAGTGAAGCGTATGGGCCTCCCGTGTATCCTTCTGGAGGGGTTGACGATTGGACGCAGACCTCACTAACGCACCAGTAAGGCGGATTGGGTGGCGTTAATGCCGCGCAGGCTGTAGCGCAAGCCCCGCTGGTTGAATAAGGTCCACCATACGCACCTGCTGGCTGGAGGGGCGATTGTAAGCAACCGCTAGGAGTACACCAGTAGGGATCACCTTCCCCAGGTGTTGGATACTGTCCACCAGAAGAGCAAGAATCGGCAAGCAGGTTATCATTAGGGAAGTTCAAAGAATACAAATAAACATCGAATCCAGTCCTACTAGCCGTTAAAATCCTTGGCCCCTTGGCTTGTGATACAGTTGCCGCCGATATTACCCAACCGGCCCCGTTGTCATTGGTGCAGATGTAAATAGTCCCGCCATTAACCTGCTTGACGATAATGTCTATCCCAGCAACAGCAGGGGCGTATTGAACCTGTTGAATCGCACCTACAGATTCCACTCCTCCAGGAAGACCAAGAACCCCATAGGTTGCTGCAAAAGCGTTGCTGTTATAAACACAAGTCCCTGCTGGTGGGGATACGGATGACAGAATTATTCTGTCGCACCCGCAAGAGTCCAAGGTGTTGCAGGTTGGCGTGTTGAATCCGAATTGGGTGAAGCCGCGAATAGTTGTGCTTCCGGTGGACAGTACCATTCCACGAAGACAACTGAGCCATTGAGTCCCATCCCAAAATCCGCATACATCTGGAACGGCATTGTTTACTGAGCCACACCCAGACCTCATAGATGTTAAGCCTACAATCGTCTTTACAAAACTTACCGGGTCACCAGTCCCCCCAACGGACGATGGCGTTACTGAGATGAAATCTGGGCTTGCAAATGCCCTTCCCCGGTAGCGGGTAGTGTCCGCATTAACTATTTCCGTCAGGGTTTCTGACCAAGACATATAGCTTTGCCATGACCATACACCTGCTGTTTGCGCCAGAACCTTGACGCTTACGCTGATACTTATTTGGGATGAGTTCAAAGCTACCAAAGTTGCGTCAAATCTGTATTGATTGGAACATCCGCCGGATGACGCTCCACCAAAGAACCCGGTAGCCACCCAAGTATTTGGTTCAGGCTCGGCATCTTGACCTGGATTGGGGCATTTCCATTGAGCCATCTTGGTGTTGAATCCAAGCCAATAACTTGGACTTGGATCAGCCCCTGCAATACATCTTGGCCCAAAAAAATTGATGCCAATCATCCCACCAGCCTGGGGGAATCCTATGGCGCATAAGCTGCAATCAATGTTGACCGGAATTGTGACCGGCAATGGACCACAAACATTCTGGGCAACATTCTGGTTGTAGGTTGTCATGGGGTCACATACACATTTAGGTTGGACATATTAAACAGGATTGTCTCATTGCCGCTTCCAACATAGTTGAACGCAACATTGAATTTCCAGTTAGATGTATATAAACCGTTGAGCATATACATATACTGGTCACAAATATTCCAAGTTGTCCCATCTTTATTGTAAGTCCAATACCGCGTCGATCCGATCTTGGGAGACTTCAAGGTCTGACCAGATGCTGGTGAACCAACCATAAAAAGATGACAGTCAATTGAAAAGAATTGAAATGTCGGTGTGACTTCTGGTGGTGTTGGACTAGTGCTGTAATAATCTTCCGGCTTGAATCCTGGGATTGGATACTTGAGGAACGCCATGCCGAATACGAACATCATCGTGTAGCCGATATACTGTCCAAGAAGAGTGCCCGCCGCATTGTAAGTGTTCACAGGGGTGCAGAACGGGATTATCTGCTTGTTATAGGTATCCGTGTAGACGGGATTTGTACCGGAATCTTCGTAATACGAGACGGCATTGAATGGCTCAGAAACATCTTTGTTCGTCCACAAATACATTCCAGGATGAAGGAAGCCTAGCCAATCTTGTTGATTGCTATAAGCGGTTGAGGCATCCGTAAAATAGAACCCTGACTTGTTTGCATAGTTGTTGTTGTTGGGCGATGCTGACCGCTTTAATCGCCTGCGAAGCATCGTATACATATGGGCTTGTCTTACAGCAGGCCCGCTGGCTCGAATGTTGTACGGGTCTGTCGGCATGATGACCCTGCGCGATCTCCACGGGGCAAGGTCTGCCGTCTGAAAGTATGTCGGCAATGTTACATCTGAAGTGGTCTGCCCGTATAGTCGATGCCGTGTCAATGCGTCAGGGATGCGTGGATTATCAAGTAGCTGAGTTCCAGCATTGGTCGAATATGAATTACAGCCAAATAGTCCGGAATCTGGATATGATGCTAATGCCGGGGTTGAACCCAAAGTGTGAACGCAAAACTCCTTGAACGGTGAGCAGAACCTTACAGGTTCTACCAAGCAGTTTCCAGCAAGAAGATTCGCATACGCCCCAGCACCCATTGATCACCCGCTAAATGTTACAGTTACCGGGCAAGTACAAAACCCATCGCTGATTATGCCCGTGAATGTCATCGTCACTATTCCAGTTGACGGATTTTGACTGCACGAACCTGAAGGAGTACCAGTCACATTATTCAATGACCAGTTTGGAAACATTTCAGCCTGGTTGATTGAACAACTTAACGGGGGTCCGCCAACTGTCCAAGCGAAGAGGATGCCGAATGATCCGGTTGAATAGCCCCAGGCAAAATCACAGACTCCAGTCCTGGAGAGTGTTCCAGTTACAACCGTTGTTGGCCATCCCGTGTTACATGAGGTGTTTGGTGGAATTGGAGTTGAAGGACCAGCTGAGAAATTTAAGGTGCTGGGTAATGCCCTATTGCCCCAGCATGGATGGTAAATCCTACTAGCCGCTGGTGGTGGAGCAACGCTAGAGCAATCTAGTGATTCAGTCGTCATGGGGCCACACAAGTTGTGTCATAAGTAACAATTAATAAACCACCAGTACATTGGACTGATGATACATGAGGGCAATCCATTGTGTTGCCACCACCACTACCACCTTTAAAGAATTCAAAGACAGTATAACTGTTTCCAGCGATAGACCTTGGCCTCATTAGAACAATCGCGCCAACAGTACTTTGCGAACCATCCAAGGCGAATGCTGGCTGAGATACAGTTGCTCCTATTGTTCCGTATCTAGCTATTGAGGAAGGCATATCCTCGTAGTCATAACCGTTGGCGCAAATCTGTTGTTCAATCCAAGCATGAGCATAACCAACACAAGAACCCGAACCAATAGTTGATGCACCAACCTCTGTAATTCTGGCTATGAACCATTCGCTTGGAACAGATGTTGTCCCATCTACAGACATTGGAATTCTGCTTGCTGTAGCCATTATGCGTCATACCTAAAAAGCTGTTCCATTCGATAAGAAGCATAAATTGGTCTTCCGGCCCCTCTTCTTTCTGGGGATATTTCAGCAGTATAATATTTCATATTTTGCGCCCATATTACTAAATTGTGCCCGTAAAACTTTTTAAAGTTCGTGCTGGGATTAAGAGGTTCTTCGTCAGCAATGTCATTTGGTGATTGTGCAAACAATTCAAAAACGAATGTTATATCGCACATCCGTGTCATCTCAGGACTAGTACCTGGGCCTTGAGCCAATGTTTGATATGGTGGAGAATACTTGTTGATCTCAACACCTTTAAACAAAAGACTGCCAGCAGGGTATCCATAAAAAGGATATTGATTCACTTTGCCTAAAGCGTTCTGGATATTTTTAGAAAAGACCATTAAGTATGGGACGAAGTACCAAGTTAGTTTCAAAGTTGGCTTGCAGATCAAAACATTTACGCCGCTTCCGTTTGTGGAGTTAATCCATGTGGGTGCTGCATCACCGTTTTTGTAAATAAAACTATTTACTGCCGTAGTTAAAAATTCACCACTTGGTTCCAAGGATATTTCGACAAACCTTTTGTACTCAGCACAATCCAAGAATGTGGTGAAGTCGTTAGCTATGTTGTAGTAATTTGGGACATTTGCCTCCCATGATGCTTTTAAAATGTCATCTGGGATTAGGATGTAAGGCCTTGGCTCAAACTCAACTGTTACCCTGTAGTTCTCGTAAATAGCAAGGTCTTTGAAATGCGTCTGGATGATCCTTTGATATTGGTCAGCAACAGCTAAACCATCCAAGGTAATGCCTTCAATGTTGCTTATCCGGCTTGCATACAGCCAATCGTAATATGGGTGCGCTGCTGGAAGTTCTCGCTTCAATGAACCCTGGGCGGTTATCTCAGCTGAACCCAAGATTTGCTGGATTAGCCTACCCATCCCAGATCGAGGGATGACAAAGTCCATTGATGCTGAACCGCCACCCATTGAGAAACTAGCCTTTGATGGACTAGTTCTTCCGGTAGTTTCAGCTGCCAATGCAGTCGTTGGATTAGTAGGCATTTTAAAACATTAACCCCCCTACAAATTTTAAAAATCCATTTGGATTTTGATTAACATCTTTGCCACCAACTTTTTCAACTTTAACTCCAGGACCACCAAACATTATTTTGCCTGCCGCCTTCTTCCATCCGCCACCATCCTTCATGTCTTGAAGAAGGTCTGCACAACGCTTGGTATTATTAGCAGTTTGAAGACCAGCATTAGCGGTTGAACTACCAAGACCTTGTTGGAGAAGGTTCTTACCAAATTCGGATATTCCAGAATAGCTGGCTTGCCGCGCACCCATTCCAGCAGAAACCCCAGGCTTAAAATCAAAGCTTTTAAACACGCCAACAGTACGCAAAAACCAGAAAGCTAAAGATGCTAATGCCCCAACAACCAAGCTAATACCAGCCGTCATTAATGTTGACATTATTAATGCAGATGTTGCAAAAGCTATTATAGCTTCTATGGCTTGGTAAACTAACACAAAGGCAAACCCGGTCAAAGCCATTATAATCGGATCAATCAGAAAGGTTATTGCCTTGATAAACAATGTAAACCATTGGATTAAAAGACCAACTATGCTAAGTAAATCCCTGAAGAATGGGAACAAGCTTACGAACAAATCAAGAAATGCTGTTGTTAGGTTGGCAAATAATGGAGCAAGTTCCTTGGATATTGGCACAAGGAAATCTGCCAGAGTTCTTATTCCAGCAATCATCCCTTCAACAACTGGTTGAAGAGCAAGTCCTATAGTGGCGTATAAATCCTTGAAGGCAAATCCAAGTTGCAAAACCAATCCAGGATTTAAAGCAGCTACAAAACTGGTTGCTTTGGAAAGCATCCCAGTAAAACTTCTAAATGCCCCAACAACCCCATTGACTGCCTCCATAAGGCGACCAACACCACCCTTGCGGTATTCATCTTCAGATCGTAATTTCCCAATCTTTTCCCGGTCTTTTTCAAGTTGCTGTTCTCTAAGGGCAGCAGCTTTCTGATTCTCCAGACTAATCTGAGCGGCAAGAATTTCCCTACTGTTTCTTTCTTTTGTGGTGAATTTCTGCTTTTCAAGACTCAATACCGAATTAAGAAAATCTTTTCTATTGCGTTCCATCTCCTCGTATTTTTGCTTTTCAAGTTTTATTGCAGCATCAAGTATTTCTTTTTTGTTTTGCTCAGTTTCTCGATATTTTTGATTTTCCAAACTAATTTGAGCGGCAATAATGCTTGCCCTCTCTCTTCTTGCCTCATCCTCAATTGATGCTCTTGCCTGAATATCTTCTCTTAGCCTTCTGATTCTTTCTTCAGAAGCCATTCTTTCTTCACTTGCTATTTTTTCATTAGTAACTTTTACTAAATTGTAAAAATCTTCTTCATATTGGAACTGCTCTTTGATTGCGTTTGCAATATCTCTTTTATATTTAATTTCATCTTTGGCTTCTTGAGCCATTAATGCTGCAATATCTTTCTTGTACTGCAACTCATCTTTAGCCTCTTGCTTCACTAATGAGGCAATTTCTTTCCTATATTGAAATTCCTCATTCGCCTCTTGCCTTACCCAAGCGGCGAATTCTTTTCTAAATTGTTTTTCGTTTCTAATTTCTTCAAGAAAATTGTACTGCCTCTCTACCGATGCTTCCTTTAGATTTTCCGCGCCCTTGATCATTCCTTTGGCAAAGCTTGAGATTGCTGAACTAATGGCTTTTGCTGATTTATTTATTTCTGCAACGGCTTCTTTTGGAATGATGCCTTTTACGGCATCACTAAAGGTTTTATCAGGTCCACCCTGTGGTCCGAAGCTATTTGCCACCTTGTGCTTCCTCCCACCTTTGCTCCAGTTCTTCTGGAGTTAGGCCTAATGCCATCCCAAGATTTAAAAAGTCATCTTTAGAACGGTCGATAGGAGTTCCGTCCTCGTCGTAATCATACATCTGCTTTATAGGTTTTGGAACACCTTTATTGTCTCTTTCTCTATAGTAAAGCAGGAAAATCTGACGCAGGGTCAGATTTGCAATACTCTCCAGAGGGAGGCAAAATGGTTCGTCAAGCAAGCCAGCGACTAACTGTGGCCAGTTAGGTTCTTCTATACCGCCGCTGGCTGATTCACTTTTTTTGGGTAAGACCTTTGTGTCACCATCTCCATCACATTCTTAGTCTCAGGCTCGTTAGCAACCAGTTCAATTGCCTCTTCCCTGCTGACATTGAATATTACTGCGACTAATGCGCTAACACCTTTTATGGTTTCAAGCGCATCTTGGCACAACTCTCCACCAAAGCTGAAGCGACCCTGGGAGATATCTTTTAAAATCTTGGAGATTTGCCTTCCGTATTCCTCTTCCCCAATCAACTCACGATGCGCCTTGATTGCCTCAATCGCGTCTGACTCAATCATCCTCTCAATCTTTGACTGAGACTTTAGATTAATCAGCGAAAGCTGGTACTTCTTACCATTTGAGCCTGTCCACTCAAGAGGTTCACCAGAATTCCCAAGTACATCAGAAACCGTATTGATGGGCATATTAAAACCTCGGAAGGGCATCCGTATCTATAGTTGTCGATGTAGCAGATGCTTTTAAATCAAATTGGAATTCAACAGCACCCTTTACACTAACATTATATGATGCAGCAACAACTATTGCTCTTTCACACCTGAAGAATTCAACACCACCAACAAATAGAGTTAAAACAGCTATTTTGCCAAATGTTGGTAGGTTTAGTGCGTCTTTATGAAATCCATGAACTTTAAAGCTGGTATCCCTGATTCCACCCTTCACATAAGTGGCAGGTGTTCCATTGACATACCACAATGGGTAATCAACAGAAAGTGCTTCATCTATGTTTGAATCCCTGTAAATCTTGACCGTGTTAAGCTCAATCGGATCGTCTTTTATTTCAGCAGACCAGCTATCAGCCTGCATGAATATGTCATCAAACTTCAACCCCGCTCTATAACCAGAATAGAACGGGGATGTAGTTACTCTTGTCGGATAATCGCCAAACGCTCCTGGCATTCAGATTACCCCAGGTTTGCTGCAAGCGATCCAGTAACCTCAATGGTTGCTTTTTCCTTAACGCTCGTATCAATTTTTACAGAAGTAATAAGAACCTGAAAGGTTCCAACACTTAACCCAGCTGCAACACCGAATGTGAAATTGGCTAAAGCACCAGAAGTAATTGTGCCACCGTTGTAAGGACCAGATGCCGAAACAGAACCACCCTGCACACCGGCAATCAATGATTTATTGCCAGAAGACTGAAAGTTGGTCACTTCGACTTCATCAACATCAACTGAAACGCTCCAGGTATCCATCGGATAAGCTGTAGCACCAATTGAAAAAGAACCACCTTTACCAGCATAGAACGGCATATTATTGACCTCCCAATATAGCTATTTTGTAAGTTGCCCCAGAACCACCAGCTGTGATTTTCAAGGTCTTGGCACTTCCGCTTACTGCTTGCGCGGTCGTCTGTCCAAGGATAAAGAAACTACCGCTCGTCACAATCAAAGCCGGGGCGGTTCCAGATAATGGCCAAGTAAGTGGATTTGTTGCTCCCTGCTGGAGAGTCACCTGTCCAGACGAGCAAGAGACGGCAATCGCAAACGCTCTGGTCATAGTCAATGACTGATTCAAAAAGTCAGTCATGCTTTGCAGGTCGTAGGTTTGCGTTCCAGCAGCAGCAAGAGTTCTCTGCTCAGCATAAACAACATTAGCAGGCGTAGCCCCTGTAATGGCTGGTGACGCAGATGCGGAGACGGCATCAAGTCCTTGAATGCTGTCCTGAAATCCGGTATTCGTCTTGGTTTGTGTCCAAGACAGATTGCCGGTTACAGATGCCAGACTAAGTGCCATTATACATCCTCAAGGACTGACACTCGGAGATTGCCACCTGGAGTGCTGGTCACGGACAATGTCGCACAATCCCCTGTAATGGGGCAGGCTGTCGGGAAACCAAATTGCCATAGCAATGGCTTATTGGCTACCATCGTGAAGGTGTTAACCGTTGTGCCCCCGCTATTCTTGGTTAGTACTGTCATTGCAGCATCAGCGTAAATCAGTACCGATTTGACCAAAGAAGACGAGATTGGGCAGACAACTGAGAAGTTAGATGCTGCTGCGGCAATCACAACATCCAGGTTTATCTCGCCATCGGCGGCCTGGCTGATTGAAAATACGGTTGGCGAACCATTATTTGAACTGAATGTAATACCAGCGGTATGAGTAATTGCCATTAAGAAATCCTCGTTTCGATACTCTTATAAGTAATTACCATACCTGAAATATCGTAATTACTTGCTTGCCCAGTTACAACCTCAAAAGCCGGATTAGTTTCTAATTGGCAGTCATAGACAGTCACAGCACCATCCAGAAGGGGCTGGAACAAGACATTCCTTATGGATTGTCTTAGATCAAACAGGGTTGCCACATCGGCCTCGTAGACGCGATTTCCGGCCTGGATGATGCTTATCTCAATTGAGTAGTTGTAGACAACTGTGTTCTGAAAAGCCTCTTCTGCCACCTGCTCTTGACCAGGTGAGATGATGATTACTGGCAATGAGTCTTCTTGGAGAAGTATTGGCCGCTTCCTGATGACACAATTATTCGCCTTCGGCAGAGCTTTAACCCTGTCCCTTACCGCGCTCATTATCTCAAAGAAAACGCTGGACATTAGTTAGTGCCTTCTGACGCTTCGGATGTTGCTTTTAGACTCCACTTTGTGCGCCAAGCCATGTCTTCAATTGAATCTACCCGGTAATGCTTGCCAAACTGATCCGTGATTCTGGCATTCAGCTTTGGAATAAAACTGACGGGAGCGCAATTTTTCCAGACTTGGAATTCAATTGCCGCCCCGTAAACCAGAGAAGAACCGCCCAAATCGGTCCCAAGCATTGCAGATTGCCTTTTGACATTCTCAATGATTATCGGATTCTCGTCCTTGTTCTGGATGGTCACAACTTCGGTGTTATCGAAGATTGCGAAATCACCAGAAATATCTAGGGTGATCATTTGCCCATCTCCCTGACATTCCACGAAAGCGGCTTCCATTCCGCTTGAGGAGTCCACGGGTCAGGATTGCTTTTGGCCAAGGAAACCTGGATGACGCTCATGGCAGTAGCATCGAGCATCAGCCTTGGTCCCCTCATGCTTTTTCCTGAGCGCAACGCTTTCCAGTAGGGATAGGAACCCAAGGTTTGCTCGTCGTATCCAAGCTCAACAACAAGCTGGGTTATCTTTTTGAAAGCTTTAGCGGTAATGCTGGTTGGTTGCATCCTGACGCTTTTGCGAAGCTTTCCGGTTCTTTTCTTTGGAAATTTCCCAGGCTTTGACGCAACTTTTCCTGGGTAGTAATTCCTGTTTATATCTTCCTTGTGCTGATTGATAATGTCCTTGGCGACATTCCTGATTTTCGTGGAAACCTTCGCAGGGGTATACCAATCAGGCACACCCTTGGGAGATTCATAACGAAGCTCAAAAAGTACGCCTAGTGCCATTAATCAGTTACCAAGTAAGTGAGATGACCACCAACATTTGCTGTTGTACTCAGAACCAAATTCAAGGCCTCGCCAATCTCAGTCCTAAACAACCCAACAGCACCAGCTGGAGTTGTGGCCCCATATGCTGCCGTAGATCGTATGTGATTGTTTAAATAGAGTGTTCCAGTAATCGCCGTAGCATTTGAGCAAAAGTATGCGTTTTGATTGCCTGAACCCATAAGCGAATATACTAAGACCAAGATTCTTTTACCTGCAACAGCAGCAACAATGGTGTTCGATCCAACTGTAGATGCGTCAATTTTGGCGTATTTCATTTGGATTTCATCCTCGTCATACGCTGATAAGGACCAGCCACAAGCTGACGGACCTTCACCAGGGTTTCCATTTTTGTTGTCAGAATATGCAGGTAATCGCCCCAGTTAACAGTCTGACCGTCAACCGTGTAGTTTGGCTTGGGATCAATCGTCGCCTGCCTTATTGCTGCGGCGAGATTGTCTACAGCAGCATCAAGATCACTTTCAGCTGCCATCTTTAAACTCCGTTGCTGTGACGGGTCTTGATTCGTGCAAATGGAAACGAATGCGATATTCGTTCCTTGCTTGCTCTCTCGTATAAGCTTGGATAAACACCCTTGGGAGTCCCATTCCTGAGACTTCCCAAGGGCGCATTACCGGCTGAGATACTTGAGGCTTTTGCTGGGTGGGTTGCATTAGCTCATTACCTCTAATTAGGCATTGTTGTTCTTAACAACATGCCAAGGTGACCAGATGCTTGGGATACCGCGCTCGTTGGCGAAGTAGCTCGCAACGATACCACGATCAAGCATTTCGTACTGGTTAGGTGCAGCCTGCTGAACAGTCAGCGGGTAGTTCTGCATGTACTTGAAGCTCTTACCGGCTTCCATCATGAACCACAAGCCGTCGGAGTTGGCTTGGTTCAGGTTCAGACCATCCGCTGCAAGAGCGCGCTGCTCGAACAGAGGGCTGGAGAGAATCTGGAACTGACCTGAGTATGGGTTGCTACTTCCGGTGCTGATGTTAAGAACATCGACACTAGACTGGGTGGAACCTGGGGCAGTACGCCTTTCGGTTCCGCTAGCACCCACTATCAAGTTCGCCGTTGCCAGCTTGGCGGGATTCACCAAGATGGTGTTAGGCGTGATCAGCAGACGCTTGCCAGTATGGGGGTCTTCCATACGGGTGAACAATAGGACGGTCGATTGGAGTGAGGTCCAGTCGATCAGCTGGTTGGTATGGGAGTTCAGAACACCCAGGGTCCGGCTGGTTTGGTAGGTGTTGTAACCCGTACCGTTGTAGATGAAGGAGTTATTCACACCGATAATGGTGTCGATAACTTCCAACTCTTTGCGGTATGCAAGCTCAAGACCAACATTTCCAGCCTGCTGGAGAATCTGACCAGTCAGGTCAAAGAACACCGTTTCTTTCAGCACATCGATGGCGAGTGCGTTTTCACGGGTCTCTGGGGTCTGAATCCAACGCTCACCGAACTGTGCCCTGGTGTGGGTTTCACCGGGGGCGCGTTTGCGACCACGGTCACCAATGTTCTGAACGCCGATGATCTTCTGACCGTTAAGCTTGGTAGCCTCGACGGGCATCAGACGATCAGCAATCAGGGCAGGGTTCTGGAAGGCTTCCAGAATCTTGACTTCCACCAGACCGCCAACGATAGCGGTGAAGGTGTTGATGTTCAAGAAGGCGGATGGGTCAAGACCGAACCCGGTTGTTTCCAACAAGGCCCGCTTGTCACCAGCATAGCCGTTGTTTTCCATCATCGACGCGGCTTGGGTGTACTGTCCAAGTGCCCGTGAATCGGGATTGAACAGGGAACGCCAGCTTGGGCCAATAATGGATTCGGCCAACTCTTGAAGGCTGAATTGCTCAGGGCGCAAGCTGCGCTCACCGAGCTTTAGGTTCCCGGCAAAATCCCGGTTGTCGTTGCCGTCCTTGTCGCAAAGACCCAGGCCTTGGCGCATTTCGGTTAGGAAACGCCAGCGGCCATTGCCTTCCTTGCTGCGGGACTCGTACAAACTGCGAAGCTTCATCGTGTTCATGGATCAGTACCTTTCTTATTGTGTTGTGGATCAGGCCGAGGTGATGGTGTTGTAATCAGCGAAGTTGTAAGGCGACCAACGCCCAATCAACCGCACCCGCACCGATGTGGTATTCGATGCATAACGCTCGACTACATAACCAAGTGCCTCACCAGAATCGGTGGTCTTTACAACGCTCTGTGCTGCAACATTTCCAGCACCAGCAGTTGCTGCAACCGAAGCTGCAACCAAGTCACCGGGTTCAAAAGTTGCTGCTGCACAAGTGGCTTCATACAGCGCATCAGGCGTAAAGGTGATGCCTTCGCCGTTGAAAGCTGGGTAACCAGCACTAGCATCAGCCGCCAACTTTCCTTGGAGTGCTACTCCAGCGAAAACCGCGCGGATGGCAGCTTGGTCGGTGTTAACCGTCCCAGTTGCTACATACGCATCGAAAGGCTTCAGAACTTTATTGGTGCTGTCCCAATACAGAAGATCACCAGGAGTGATGGCGGTTGAAGCTGCGCTAGGCAGATTCATAACCGTATCGGTTGCTGGTTTGTAAAGCCTAGCCCCACCAAAAGTCGTACTCATTGCTCAAGACCCCTTTCTAGGATTAGTTAGACAACCAACGGAACAGAGACTCACCTTCTGGCAACTTGTCGCCACTCTTAGACTCCTGGAAGGTAGCCTGAGTGGGCGAACATTTGGGCTTTGCGGATGCGTTTGCTGCGGCAATCCGCTTAATCAAACGCTCCTTAGAGGCGCGAGTCAAACCCGAAAGGTCATCGACAAATGTCTCTTCAAAATCGATATTGTTAGCTTCGCAAATCTCACGAATCTCTTCTTTAGTTTCGTAGTATGCGAGTCTTTCGGAAGGGTCTTTCGACTCCTTCATAGCCTTCTTGATCTCTTTCTTCATCATCTTCTTGTCTTGCTTCTCGTCTTCGTGATCTTCGTCCTCATCTTCCTCTTCTTCTTTGGCTTCCATCTTTGAGTAGGAAGACCCGCACTTCTCGCAAACAGAAGCACCTTCCTTGATCTCGTCTTCTTCTTTCTCATCCTTCATGGAAGGCTTACCGGAGGACTTCTCATCGTCCTTGGCCTCCTCCATCTTGGATTCAATCTTCTCTTCAATTGCTTCTGTTGCGCTCATTTCTTGGCCCCCAACCTGTTTGGAAATCAAATCAATAATTGAGTCGGCTTTTTTGTCATCAGCCATATCGTGCTTGACTATTATCTGCATGACTTTCTCATGCAAATCCTTCATTTCTTTTTCTGAATTATGCATAGGAACCTCTGTATCGTCTTCGCCTTCTTTCAGAGTTCCAGTAGGCTTATTTGCGCTCTTGGATTTCGACTTTGTGAACTTGCGCCTTGCGCCAACAGCTTGTTTTTTGCTCTTATAACGAACTCTGTTTCCCGCTGCTTCTTCTGTTTCCTGCTCTCTTGGAGCTTGCGATTCCGTAAGTGACTTTGTCGTTGCCGGGTCTGCGACGAGATCGACATGACGGACTTCCGTGATTTTGGAAACCACAAAAACATTTTTCTTGTCTACCATGCCCTCGCCTTGGGCATTGTGACTCATACCGAATACATCGTTAAGCTCTTCCCGTTCAGCAGCTTCGCAAACTGATTCAGCCAGCGGGTGATTCTTAAGATACAGCAAATCGCCGTATACTCCCTCACCCTCCACGAAGCGAACATTGATGAATTTGCCGAACCGATCATGGCTTGACCGCTGCTGGGTTGGGCCTTTTTCCGGGTGATCGATGTTTACCTTGATACCCTCGTACATCGGCACGGCATCTTTTAATGCTTCGGGAAGGTATTTTCTACCATTCTGGGAGTTGAACCCTATAATCTTTACGCCCTTGATTATGCCTTTTTCCCGGTCAATAAGTAGTTTCTTGCCGCCTTGTTGTGCCCCAAAATGGACAAGGCCGCTCAAATCTTCAAGTAGCAATTCGGTATTTTGCATATCTCTATAATGGTTATTGCGTCTATACTGTCAAGTCCCGATAATAATTTTTTTAGCTTTTTTTATCCTGGCCGTTCTTTTCTGCGGTGATTCGGCCTTTATGGATTTTTCGTCGAGCAGCATTCCCGTGACCGGATCAAGCAGTTGCTCCCACTTTAATTTCTCACCCTTCTTTAACCGCTTAACCGCTGCGCTATATCTTCGTACACCAATGGCCAATATTTGCCTGTCTTTGGAACTGGTCGAAAACCATTCATCAAATATTTTGGCGTTTGGAATAAGTCTGCCTTTGAAGTCGTAAAACTTATTGGCATCCAATGACATGATCGGAGTTAACCAGCACCTGCAATTGTATGCTATTGATCCATCTGCTTCTAAAGGCGGATTGGGCATCTGGTCTAAGCCAGGATTTTCGTACTGAGGTTTCTTGTAGTAGATGGTTCCGTTTCTAGCTCGATGGGCAGGGCGAATTCTGTCATCCAGTATCCCATGTACTTGGAACCCAACCAAATCTCTGGGCAAAGCCTCGTATGCCGCCTTGCCGGTTTTTCCAGCCATTCCAGACATAGCGGTGCGGGCAATGGTGTATGCGTTGTTTCGCATCCTTACAAAATATTCAGAAATTATTCTCTGTCGTTTCATTGGATCGTTTTGAATCAACGCCAGCGACGAAAGTACGGTTGGAGACATTCCGCTTTTCGCCATCTTGGCCAGCATTCTTTTGCCAATATTTTCCCCACGAATTATGCGGAGGATTTGTTCTTTAGGCACTCCAGGGAAGAAAGTCTTGTTGATGGTCTTCCTTGCTTCCAACATTGAGTATTTTTCTAAAGTCGAAGTGATAATTACGCCCAGGTTTCTAAGATAAAGTTCCATCAATCTTTCTGATTTTTTCTCAATGAATGTCTGAATCTCAGAATAAATAATATCAATATTGTACTTAACATCGTATGCCTTGTTTATTTGTTCATACGAAGTAGCAAACCGCATCCTCCGTGAGACTATACCCATAGCCTCGCGGGAAATGCGGTTAATCGAATATTGCAATTCGATATTCTGGATTCCGATTAACGATGCCAACTCCTCGTTGAATTGGCGTGTTCTTTTATCCATTCTTGTCCGCTGCTTCCATTTGACCTTGAACCTTTTTAGCCCAGGCCCAACCGGCATCTCCACCCCACAGGAGCCAAGCAATATAGCCAGCAGAATCAACACCCCATCCTTCACCCTTTTTATCAACTTCATGGCGAGCAAAGAAGGAAACCATTTTGTTAACTACTTTGGGGGTCATTTCCTTGCCGCCAACAATATCCCTAGCTCTTCCAAGACCAACAGCAGTTCCGCCTCTGCCATACTTTTCACGCAACTTTAGGCCTTTTTGGGCAGCACTACGAACCTGTTTTGGAGGGTGGAATTCAATGTGGTCATATTTCCCCTTAACATCCTCTTGCAGGTTTTCGGCAATCGGTTGGTCAGGTTCCGGCGGTTTCTGCAAATCCTTATCGGCCCCCGTTGGCAATTCCTTGACCGGCTTCATGCCCCCGGCGGATTTGGGGGGAGGCGTATGAATCGCTTCAAGATCATCTGGGAAAATCTCACTCAGGTTCTCTTCCGGCATCAATGGGAACGCCGCCTTTGCAATGGCTTTTCCAACCGAGACAGGAATCTGACCTGTCGCAACCCGCATGACGATTGCCGTCAGATTCTCAATCTGTAGACCGTTTAGCGCGGAATCAGACATTTGCGTTCCATCATCCTCACCCGGAACAATTTCTTCAGCCAGCTTTTCTTGCATCTGGTCGATGTTGTGCTGCTCTTGCTCAAAGTCCAAGCCCCGCTCTTGAGCAATAGTCTGGACAGACTTAACACCCAAGTTGTAGTAGATTTGATCGGCTTGGGAATCGGCAATCTTGTCACGGGCCTCCACTCCTGGAGGAGTCACAATCAAATCGATGTTCTCAAGAATATTGATGGGTATCTCTCCCATTTGGGCAGCGTGACGAATTGCCTCGTACACAACCTTGGTGAACGCCCGTTTGTAGTATGATTGAAGCCTTACGCAGTTGCGAAGGAATGGGGATTCGGCAGTAAGTGAGGAGGCATAATTTGCGCCAGACACATTGGCAGATGACAACCACTCTGGTGCGTTATGTCGGTTGCCAGCCGAGCGTAGAAGGGCTTGGAAGATATCTAGGTGGTCTTTTGCAGAATCCGCACCAGGAGGCTTCACATAGTTCATTCCCTTTGGAATATCGAGGAATGTTCCAGGTTCAATCCGTTGATAATCAGTTGCCCGTCCAGTAGGAACCTGGGCCACAGAGTAATCAATATTCTCTTC